AGAATATATTGACCACCAGTTGCAAGTTGGCCAGGCTCTCTTCCACTGTATCATAGATATACCGATGGAATGTGGTTGTATGAGTACTGCCCGTCATTTTTTGTCCCTCATGAACATGGTACGAGCCATAATATGTTATTCCATCTATAAATCCCACAAGTGTTATTCCGCTTGAAGGCACTGCTGATGCTGTTGTGCGTAATCCAAGTACGCTGATGATATTTCCGCCCCAAATGTTACCATTGATAGTAGAATTTGTGGTGTTGCCTACATTTCTTGTCAGCCCAGTTAAACTGCTGTTTGATTCCCATGCATGATCATACCAGATAACTTCACTTTTGACTCGTACAGCACCTACTTGTGTACGCGGCCAAAAATATACAGTTTCTCCTGCAGTAATCCGGGCGTTAGCAGTGTACCCACTAAGCAGTATATTACCATTGGCGGAAAAGATCCTGGCTACTTTGACATTTGCAGTGTTGGCAATATTTGCTGTAATAACTCGACGTCCTAGCACAACTGTGCTCACGCTACTTACTGGTACTACCAATAAGTTACTCAACAACGAGTTTGCGGTAACAGTGCTGTTGGCAGTGATTTCTCCAGGGTTGGAAAATAAATTAATGTTACTAACAACAATTTGTGCATTTGACCATATGGTCAAATTTGAAGTAATATAATCATAGTTGGGTAGTCGTGGATCAACATTGGATGTGTACCCGGGGCTTTCTCTTAGAAAATTGCTTTCCCGTGTGTTACTGACATAAAGTCCAGTGCCTGTTACAGTTACATTATTAGTTAAACTCATTTAATTACCTTATGATCGTTCTAGCCAGGTTGAACCCTGGGTGATTTCTGACACTACCACTGAACGATATATTGCTACATTGGCGCTGCCTGCAAATCCATTGTCCACGGACAGATCAGACGTGATTGGTAACACAGTATCTGTACCAATCAACTGTGCCGGACTTGCATCTGTAATTATGCTGCCAGCGTCGTGTTGCATAGGAATACTGGTTCTAGCTGCTCCCCGACGTATATCAGTTAGCACACCACGTCCGGTATCTCGACCAAAATAATTAATTTTCTCGCCGTTGACCCAAATTGATCCTGGTTGATTTTGTACTGGATTTGGATCTGGTAGTGTATTAATGTTATCTACTTCAATTTCAGTTGCATCGTATGCTAGGTTAGCAGTCAGTACTGTGGTGTTGGCAAACGGTAAACGATAATATGCAGTTGGCGCCTTATAGTCTGTGAATATCTTATAAGCAATTACATTTCCATAATCTACGTTTCCGCCCACAATATTTGCTGTAAACACATTCATTTGTAGGCTATCAATCACCTGACCTGGTATCAGTTCTTGTGGAGCATGACTTGAATACGAATCAATATATTTGCCGCCTTCAACAATAATATCTTCAGGACGTACACCAAGTCCAGTGTCGTCGTAGTCACTGCTGATAGCAGTGTCTAGGCTTAGTATATCGTCACGTGTTTCTGTATAAGGTTGTCCTGTTACTTTAACTCCGTTATAAGAAGTGCCCGGTACCAGGTCTGGGATATCTTTCTTAAGATGGTCTAGTACACCTGCAATTGTGTATGTTAGCGCACCAGACACTCTGGTGCCACCAACAATGCCTAGTGTTGTATTGGCTTCAATTGAGTACCCAGTGCTGACTGTTCTGGCATTTGCAAATGCTAGAGTATTGGTATCCTTGTTCAAAAACTGAGAAGTCTCAATCTGGATTCTTGTACCAGTGGAATCAAAGAATGTTAACAACGTGCCAGATGGAATATTAGCAGTAAATGGCGTATCAAGTCGTAGTGTAGTTGTGTTTACAGACGTGCTGTTGTAATCAATTGTTACATCGCGGCCACTGCCTTGCGCATATTTCCAATTGAACTGTGCAAACTTACCTACCAATCGAACTCGCGCATCAGGTGGGATTCCAATTCCGCTTATTCTCCAATTTGCTGACACACTGTTAAATCCTTCAACGTATATTCTCGTGTCACCAGCGCTGGCAGCACGGCTGGTTGTTAAGGTAACAGTTTGATTACTTGGGCCATCAAATGTTAATTCTGTGCCTACAGGAATATCGTCAGTGAACACATAGCTCATTGCAATATTTTGAGTACTACGTGTGGCAACTGTTGCAGTTGTAAACTCAATGGTAATTTCATAGTAATCAAGTGTATTATTGTATGTTCTAACCATAGTAACTAAACTATCAACTGGCAGATCAGTACTGGACATTGTCATGCCGGGTAACACTGGCCCAGATATCGCTGAAGTTGCAACGGTAACCAGCAGCGTGGTAATATTACTACCACCGGTCCAGGATGCTGATGCTGTTCTAGTAGTTGCAATCAGTATTGGGTTTAGATTACCAAGTTCAATATATGCTTCGTCCTGGTTTCCCGGATACCCCCATATCACTGTAGAACGATCTCCTACCGCAACAAATTTTTCACCATCCCAAGATACGTCAGTAAAATTAATTTTAGCAAGTATTTCTTTTGTCAATGGATATTCAAAGTCGGCTACATTAAATTCTCTAAAATTCTTAAACACTTCAATACCATAATCAATAACAGTCCGACTATCTGTATCGCCCGATAGCTCTACACTTCCGGCTCTGACCTGAAGTGGACTATCCAATCGATTCCAAATAAGTGAACCACCTGATCCAACTGCAACAATCCAGCGGTCGTAAAAATTGCTCATTGCAATTCCTGAAATTTGTTCTCCGCTTGCATTATCACCTGACCCGGCTACTGCCGCCGGAGCATTCATTGGCACCCATGGGTAATTTTCATCATCTTTCTTGCCAAGGTCGTAGTTATAGCGTTTTGAATATCCTTGTAATAAATCATCAATTCTTGCATATGAAGTTATGTAAAAATTACCATTAACACCACCTGCAATAACGAATCCTTGTTGCAGTGTCAACCCTGTGTCCACAGTAGATAAATTAATAGTCTGACCAGTTTTTGCTGTTACGGTCTGAGCAAGACTAAATTCAATCTCAAATGTATATGTTGTTCCATCATTGACAATATCTGTTACTACCGAATCAACCGCGGTTGGTAAATTTGAATTATAAAATACTGATCCAACAAACACTGCGCCAGCAACTGATTGCACCGGTGCTGTGATTGTTAATGTAGTACTGCCTGTTACAGATCCCCAGCTTGCTGATTTGATCACTGTGATTGTTGTAAAATACCCCGACAACTCCAGCGTTGACAAATAATTGGTGCCATCTATATCAGTCAAGTCATTGAATGATTTTGTGATCACTGATAAAAATTGTATTGGAGAACCAAAAATTCCAGGCTGTGGGCGTGCGCTATACCAACCTTGATCAATATCTGCAGAAGTATCATATGGATTAACCAAGATGTTACTTCCGTTACCAACAGCTATTAAGTAGTCACCTCTGGTAGACTTTGCATATTCTACCGAAGTGAAATCAATTGCTTGTGACACATTTTGTTGTAGAGTACCTAATTCGTTATCAGCCGACGGACTAGATCTGTATTCGTTTACTATTTCTTTAGTCCAGGTTGCTGTGTCAACACTTGTCAGCAGAGTACCTTGGTTCCCCACTGCTACCCAGGTTGTGCCATTATAAAGAACTGCATCTCTAAGATTAATCTGAGGCTCTGTCAATGGCACTATTGTCCAATTGACACTGTCTTGGCTTATTGCTATTAGTGCCCGATTGCCAATAGCAAGATATTGGTATTCATGGACAGAAGGTACAACAATGCTATGAATAACTTTATTCCATTCATTGCCCGATGAACTAACTTGATCATTTATACTAACTGAGTCTAAACGCTGTGTATCTGGGCTACTATATAGGACTGCAATATCTGGAGAGCCCGGTCTATTATACAAAGCTACTCTGTCCAATGCATTAGGAATATCACTGCCTGAAAGTTTTGTTACAATAGTTGAATCGTTGAATATATTCAAGCTCAACGTTTCTGCAGCTAATACTGTTTTAACTATGCGATATGCATTGGTATAGTTTGATATTAGTTGGTCAGGATAGTTTGTAAAATACGATTGTGTTACATCGGGCACAGCAATTATATCGCCGGGGTGATATGTTGTATATTGTTTCCAACGTTTAACCACTGACAGGTATGCAGTTCGATCAAACTTTAATGTAGTGTTAATTGATCGCACAAGTTTATTTTGTGTATTAATTGACACATTGCCCGACAATTGAACAAAATTTACATAAGCCTTTGCACTTACAACATCGCCACCACCACCGCTAAATGTCACAGTAGGTTGATAGGTATATCCAGATCCTGGGGTATCAACAACAACAGCAATAACTTTTCCAGTTTGTGCATTAATTTCTGCGGTTACAATTGCACCTGTTCCACCGCCACCAGCGATTGTAACTCGAGGAATGCCAACGTATCCACTTCCGCCATCAATCACAGTGATTGATTGTATACTGTATTTGTAATTATCTAGCCAACTTTTGGCAGAAGTAAAATTAATAAACTCTAGATCAGCTGGATTACCAATATTTAGAGCACGGTATGATCCAATGGTTGAATCATAAAATGCAGGTAAATCAAAATCAGACGCGGCCGTGCTGACTATATCTGTTCCTTCGTAGTCTAATAGATAGCTTCTGATTTGAGTTCTGTACGGCTTAACTTCGTTGATATAGCTTTCAAAGTAATCTTGCTGATCTTTAATATAGGACGGAAATTGTAGCAGTTTACGAATTTTATGCACTATGGATATAAAACTTGTTTTTAATATCCAATCCACTGATGCTTGTTCACTTAAGATATAATTAACTAATACAAAGAAAACTTTGTTAATCTCTACCTCATTGAGACCAACAAATACTCCATTGAATAGTCCATTGATAATATTGCGTAACTCAATGGCAGCAGTCTTTGCAAATCCTGTGTTATCAAATCCTGTGTTATCAAACCCAACTAATGCCTCATCTTGATCATACAAACTTGATAGTAACTGAATAGTTCCATTTTCAACACCCGCAATAATTGGAACAAAATTAGCATCAACAGCATAAAGTTCAAAGTTACCTTGTCCGTCGTCGAGCACTTTAATGACATCACCTGCGGTGATGTCCAGTGCTGCAATATCCTTAAATTCAGGAACAATATATGTTATCTGAGTATTGATATTATAGCCTGTTACATACCAATCAGCATATTTCCAGTAACGTGTGCTGTCGTGGCTTTGAATTCTGTTTAATACCCATACAGAGTCCGTCTGAGTATTGTCTGGTTGGTATTCATATATGGTCCAGAATCCTTCATTGGCTGAATCTGTTTTAATCAATACTTTATATCCTACCAACAATGATTCTGTTAAAATGTAAAATAATTCGTCAAGAGTGTCTACAGCCTGATTATAAAAACCGCCAGCGTCTGAGGGAAGTGCCTCATATGTACTAAGACCAGATATGTCATATAATCTAACAACTAATTCAGACTGTAGGAATCTATTAATATACCCAACAAAAATTTTAACAGCGGTTGGTACATCTGCTATCATACTTTGTCGAGGTCTAATGCCGATACCCAACCGTTGATTATCTTTAAGTCTGAGGTCTGGCACAACTTCGCCAGCAGAATTTTCGCCGCTTAAACTATCAATTAATTTATTGATAAGTTTAGCAGGAATCACGCTCAGTGCGTTTCCTTGTTGTATTAACTCGTACTCGCTATGAGCAATAATTTCATTTAATGTAGTTGCATATTCAATTTTGAGAATTTTGTCCGTTGAAGTGATCAACGTATTAACATTGTAGATGCTAAATGCGTTTGGTGAAACAACCGCAAGATAAGGTATATCTTGCTGGGCAGGATATTCTATTAGATTCTGCAATGCAGAAATACTGCGGGCACGGCGTGTTTTTACAGTGTCTACTCCAACTTTATTTTTTACCCAATAGTAATATTTGGTTTTAAACAAGCCAGACTGTGTGTCAAGATAAACAATTTCAACATAGGCACTATTGTCGTTGTATTTTGCTTCGCCATCATTTGTAGCGGCATACTGGCTTGGTAATACCAAACTCTCAACCCATTCAAGAACCTCAATCGTTGAGTCTGGAAATAGTTGTCCCCAATAATTTACACGATAGGTTAACTCACCTTGCTCGTAATTTATATAACGGCATACATCCAGATTCCACCAGACACGCCCCAGTTGGACCTCGTTCCATGGAGTGGAAGAATCGATAGTAACTGTGCTGCTGTTTCCTTTGTTATAAACAGCAGGGTCGTATGCAGTTTTATAATCAATGTCTTGATCAGCTGCTCCTAGTATTTTTCCCTTAACAGGATCAAAATAATCTAGCGCAGTATCAATTAGTTGAGTGTTTTTATCATACAAAAATACCTTGTTAATGTAATCTATATCAACAACATCAGTTCTATTACGGAGTTTGGTCCATCCTTTTTTGCCAGACATATTTTTAAACAAATGTACCAGGCCGGCATTAGTGTCGTAATAATCGCTTGCATTGGCTCCAACAACAACCCAATTATTATTAATTGAAAAACCCGATCCAAAATTATCACCAAACAAGATGTTAGAATTTTGTAATACCTGATTATATAAGTACTGACTAGGTTCGTCTAGTGTTTCGCCCGTAACAGGTAGGTAGTCGTATACATATACGGCACCGCTGCCTTTGAGTACGTCAATGAATCGTGTGGTATCTCTATCAAACAAAGTCTCCAATGCGTCAAATGTTGCAGTTTTTAATGTGGCAGCTCCTTCACTTCCTACCATTAGTGTTTCGCCAGACTCTGGATCAACCTTGATAAGGCTACCATATTTTTCAGGAACACCAAGATCTGGGTGCTGGAATATCTGCGTTGGCACATATATTTCTAAGCCAATGTCAGCTAGACCAGATCCAATGCCCGGCAATATGTTGATAGTCTTGGCTCGCGCAAAATCTGTAGTGAAGATTGTTAACGGTGAACTTTCAATTTCAACCGTTGCCGTTGGTTGGATAGTATTGGCACCAGTGAATCTTATATTAGGTGCAAATGTATATCCAGCACCGGTTGCAGTAATGGTCACTGATTCAACTGCGCCATTTCCAAATAATGTTACTACATTTGCATAGGCCTGATTTCCAATGGTCTGATCAGGTGGATCAATTACCGCTGCTACATTTGATGTATAATACCCAGACCCTCGGATGAACGATTGTGTGTCATCAAATATTACACTACTAACACCATCTGTACGAGAAGATATTCCTGTGATATTTTTTCCGTTGATATCTTTGGCTATCTTTGTTGTTACATTGCCTGACGCCTGCAACAAAACTTCTACATCATTGATCCTGATTGTGTCGGAGCTGATTGTTTGTGGACGACTGATTGTTGCAGTAATTTTACCGTATGCCAGTGCCTGATTGATATATCTATACACTCTACCATTGTAGTAGTCAACATCTCGATAGCCCGGAGCTCCAACAAAAATATTTTTGTTATCTGGTGATATTGCAACAGTTGCGCCGTAGTAGCCTTTAAATATTGCTGATGGTGACTCGATTGATTGAACAATGTTAAATGCATTAACATCAACTTGAATTCTGGCACCGTTAGCAGGTGCTGTAACAAACTCAATGGCTGTACCATTTGCGGTGTAATCCACATTTTCAATTACTTCAATTCCGTTGATCGTAACTTTTGTGCCAATTTGTAATGATTGCAGTGTATTGAACACCGTTGAGTTTCCGCCGGTTCCGGTGAACACTGTGTATAGTCTGTCGAATATGTATACTTTTCCGGATTTTAGTTCGCCGGTGTCTGTTGCAGTATATTCAGGGGCGCCCACAATCAGTTGGTAGCAGTCTGACGTAGTTGCCAACGACGATCCAAATTGTCCCACACCTCGGGTTATGCTTCTATTTTCTGTACCTTTAAGGGCATACGAACTGGCCGTCTTTAGATACATCTCGTACGAGTTATACGAACCGTCTACTTGTAAATTTAAAACTTTGATTAGGTCGCCAGTAATGAACCCGCCGCCGGCTAGGTCGGCATAGGTGTTTACTTCCCCGGCTATTGCAATTCGGTTATATTCAGATGCAGAAACTCCATCCTCCCAAATTGTCTGATCATCAGGTTCAATGACCCCTGACAGTACATAATATTTTTCTAATATTTGTACAACGATCGAAGCTTGCTCAGTGAATTCAGTGTTTAAAAAAGTTAAAGTTTTTCCTGCAATAGTATAATCTATTCCAAGAATAAACACACGCCCATCAGACCCTTGAACTATCATTTGTTCATCTTCGCGCGGTGGGGCTACTAACTCGTAGGTAGTAACAAGTACACCTTGAATCGTGTAAGGATCTATTGAATCGTTTGCTCTAGGTGGTGACGTAATTACTGTGGCTGGATACAACTGCGACACAAATAGAAAACGTTCACTAGAAATAATTCCAAAGTTTTTAAAAGTAATTATACCTGCAAGAATATTATAATCAAATGAAGGTTCAAATACTCGTCCACTTTCTCCAACAACTTTAATCTCAATATTTTGTTTTACTGTGTAAAGATCTGTTACATAGGATGTTTGATTTTGTCCTACTGTAAGTTTACGACGATTCTCGGGCGTGGTTTTTCGTACATACGCAAATACTTTGCCTGCGCCCGGTGCCCCAACATACAACCATCTTTCATCTTTAGAGATTACCACACTGTGACCAAATCGATCACCAAATGCTAACGTAGTAGGTGATAGCACCTGTTGTGGTACCCAAGCTGACCCAGTGCTTGAAGCAATTTCTACTGCTCCTTTGGCATTCAGTGTGCCTGGCGCACCAATAAATGCATAGCGGAGGCCAATGTCAATCTCGTATCCAAATTCAGCAGCATCTGGTCCAAATACAGGCACATTTTGAACCTGGGTAATTAAATTATTTTCACCAGGTTGAAATGTTTTTACTTGACCGCTCTGATATAATGCTTCAAACACTGCGCCTGATCCAACACCGACCGAATCAGTAATAACTATATTTGGTTTAGTTGTATAGCCAACTCCGTAGTTTCTAATAATCACAGATCCAATGGATTTATTAGTAACATTAACATTACCAGTTGCTCCTGATCCGGATGTACCAGTATAGGTAGTTATTGTTAATTTTGGTTTTTTATAATCTGTGCCACTTGCTCCAATATACAAAAACTCTACTGTTGATGGTGCTAGGTTAACTCTAAGTTTTGCAGTAGATCCAATATTGGTAGTAATTAATTCAGCGTCTGGGGCCGAAGTATATCCTATTCCAGAATTAGTAATGGCAACACTAAGAATTGCACCTTCTGAGCTAAGAGTTACTTGTGCAGTTGCTCCGCGGCCACCACCACCAATAAATTCAATTTGAGGTGCAACGGTAAATCCAGCGCCACTATCCACAACAGTAATCGAAGTAACTGAGGTAGGTGCTAATCGAGCCTGTACATTGCCGCCAGTGCCTCTAGATAGATTGATTGTTGTTCCACCGTTTAAGTAAACGTTTCTGTTTAGCGTAATTTGATTTGTTGATGTACTAATAGTTGTAATTGTGGTTAGTTCTACACCAACCACATTTCCAACATTATCAGCTGCGGTCACAATATCACCAACTTGGACTTTAGATCTTGTGAACGTCAGACTTGGATTACTTGTAATGTTCCACTGGAAACTGTTAGTCAGTGTAACCATATTGGTGTTATAGTTAATATTGGCCACCAATGTGGTTCCAGGAATTGAATTGCCTTGTCCGTCCGACCCTGTGACTGTATCTCCTATCCAGATATCGTTAATATTGCCAAGGATAATATTAGCTCTGGTAGGATATGCATCTAACAATGCAGTTTTTGTATTTGATTCTGATAAGGTAGTTAGAGTAAGAGTACTGCTGTTGTATACATTACCTGTATAGGTGGTAACCAAAGTAGATGTGTCGCTGACTGTTACATTGGGTTGATGAGTGTAGCCACTGCCAGAATTAGTAACTCGAGTATATAACAATGTTCTACTGATTTCGTCGATATCTACTGTGGCCATAGATCCACCGTCGGTTAGTGGTAAACTAAATGTATCTTCAGCTGCATCATATAAAAATCCTGGATGAATTATCCGCAGTCCCGATATTGATCCCGATGATGAATTTTTAGCAGCCGCTAATATCAAACTGTTGTCTCTACTGATTTTTAATGCACCACCGTATCCTTCATTCACACGCCAATCACCTTGGCGTACTGGTAACACTCGATCAAAATCCCAGCCGTTATTTTTTTCAAACACTGCCCATACATCATTTGCAATGTCGTTATCTATCCATACTCGATCTTTGTCACGCCATCCGTGCAATGGTACAGTTGATACCAGTTCATTGATACGACTGTATCTAACTGATATCATTAGTAATAATATGCCGCTGCCGGTTATACTTTGTTGTGATCGCAACGATGCTACATTTTTATAGCCTTGGACCACAAAAGAAATTGCAGTTGGAACTGAAAGTACCCTATAAAACCCGTCAAACTGTCCATTGGCAAAATTCTTAATGATAGTTAAATCGTCTGGCATCAACCCGTGCGGTCGGTCAACATTAATAGTGATCTGGCTGTCGAGCCCAATTTGCAATTCGTTTATTAGTACATTGGTTTCAGTTGCTCTATATACATTCCAATTTTTATTAAAATCTTTAGCTACCCAGAGTTTAAATCCAGAACCAATATCTGTCACGAGACTACTGTAGTTTTGATACTCGGCTAGATCAAAAATAGTATCATCAACATCATCCACTCTTGGATAGCCAGCTGTAACTGCGTCTCCAGGGCGAGTTCTGACATCTAAACGAGTTTGTATAGGATACTGATTAAATTTATCTTCGGATGTACGATACAGATCCAATGGATTAACATTTATTACTCCTTCGGTAGGAGTTTCGCCCCGGGTAATTAATACCACTGTTGATGGGTCACTGGTAAACTGGGTTTCATCAAGTTGAAACTCAATTGACTGATTACTGCCTAATGCCCCATACTCCCCAACACGCATTCCCCATTCTTCGTAAAGAGTAATACTGCTGGTTAGGTTTTCAAAAGTTGCAGTGGTTAATGCATCAATTGCACTCGCTGTGCCTTTTTGTTTAATAAAGCCTTGATAAAATTTAGCCTGCGAAGTTACATCTAATTTAAAATCCTGGAAGTATGCACGGTCTCTAAACCCAGTGATACCTTGACTTAGTTTATTTAACTGCAGGTCCACTGGACGATGGTCAAGATCGTATATATCATTGAACTTTTCAGCATTGTACGCAAAGTTTGGTAGTAGGCCAGTTTTAATTCTAGATTTCTCTATAGGTGTCCAGTATGAAAAATCAAAATCAATTGATGCTGGAACATCGCTGGAAGCATAGTAATAATTTTCTTTAAAATTAATTAAAGTACCTTTTTTATAGTTTGTTTGCATTTTCCAAACATCAACACTATCGCTGTTGTATATAAATCCAGCTGGGTTCAATTGTCCAGTCCATGAGCCAACTTTATTTCCTATTAGACGCAATCGATATTGCCTATTGTTCAATGCTGGTTGATACACAATATCATTGAACACTGTGACATTATCCAACAGTAGCACATGCTCATACTGAATTAAATTCAAGTCAGCCAATGCAATGGTTTGACCAAAAACTGATGTTAGCGAGAAAGTATTTTCATCCCTGACCACACTAAATTGACTATTTTTTATTTTAACAAAATTTTGATCAAGTATTTTACTACCGCTCAAAATGTTTTCAACTGAATCAATTACTCCATCAGTATTGATAATTTTAATACTATTATATACCGGGCTTAGTATAACTAAATTGCCAGCTTTCCACCCTTGTTGTGCCCAGGTTAAAAATTCTCGGGCACTTAGTGTCCAATCTTGTTTTACTTCTAGTTCAGGACTAAACGTGTCAAACACCATGCCTTGCCCAGTTAAGTACCTTCCGTAGCTGACTAAAAAGTCAACCACTTGCTGGCGGGACGAAAACTCAAATCCATATGGAACTGTTAATTTAATAGGTTGAAAGTCTCTATAGATCACTGCGGTATCATTGATTGCTGTGATAGAATAAAAACTACCGTTTACTTCACTTGGTATAATAGTGAAGTATGGATTTTCAAGATCATACCCTGCTACAGAAAATCCTGTGGTGGTACGTTCGATAATTACTGCACTGTACACAATTCTTGACAACGGTGCCGATTTGTTCAAGAAAATTTTATAATTTTCCTGAGGAATTATGATGTTACTACTGCCACTGGCCGGAGAACTTTGATCAGCTAATACATTTAAAAATTTACTATCACTGTAACCAGCCATCTTGTAACTAAGTTTTACTTCCAATGACTGTATTAATTTTTTAATCTTTGCTGTTCCATCTATTGCTTTACTACTAAACCAATCACGTACCCAGTTAACGTACCCTGCTGTGAATGTTGTAGTGCCAGAATTTACACCGTCGTCGGAGATTCTTACTGTTGTTTTCCTCACACGCTGATTGTCTGTGACCAGTAACAACTGATCAACTTCTGTGTTCCGTTTGTAAAGAGAAATATCAAACAGTGTTCCAAAATAGAACCCCGGGCGGCTCAACGCTATTGCTATTTGCAATGCATAAGGATAATGACTACTTTTGCGCCAGGCCGATTCGGCAGGACCTGCATCCCCAATTGCCCAGCTGCTACTTAATCTAGTAGAATCAAATCTTGATAATAAAACTTTCTCTGGACTTTTTAGCATGCCAAATTCGTCAACTGGAATCACGCGACTTAATCCTGGTCGAGCAAAGCGTGTGTCAATTCCAAGTCTAGGCCCGCCTGTAATTAATCCTAGTTCTAGGTCATCCCATAACACTGTGTTTGCCCCGGTATATGGAGCAGGCCCGTAGTTTTCTTCCCACCAACTTGGTTTTTCATAAAACCCTAGCATCTCCCATGGAGTCACGTGCGGTTTGTCAGTGTCATAGAAATACTGATATATTCCTCTCCAGAATCCCGGAACGAATTCACCAGTGAAATCTTTAAGATTTTTATAGTTCCAGGTCCATGCATTATTACTTTCAAATGTAGTGTTTGCACTATAATTTACTTGCCCGATGCTTGCCCACTTCAAGAAATTTTTACTCAATAACTGATTGAACTCACTGAGTGAGTAATTAATAGATCTAAACTTACCCGGTACTGAGTCAATTATATCTAGTAGTGTAACCTGATAGTCAACTTTAATATTGTTATAAATTCTTAGTTCTAGTTCTAACAGTAATTGATCTCTGATGTCGTTGAATGCAGGAGTAATACTACCATCATGTCCTTGTATCACCAGTATTGGAGTCTGATATGTATCGTCAACAAACATACGAGGAATATATCGAGGATGTAGTCCAAGTTTGGTTGGGGTCTCAGGAACATAACAACCAACAGTTGTTGGACGATCAATGATTCTCAATTGAGATGTGTATGTTAGATTTACTGTGGACGTAATATCGATTGCAGAAAGATCTGCATTAAACGTAAAATCTATACCTTTTACTAACTGTGTCTTTACTCGTGGAGTGGTTGAGTCCTCAAGATATACCAGCACCGATCTTCTGCTTAATACTGTATCATCAAACGCATTAGGTAATTGATAACGGCGCAGCCTGACATCAACAATTGGAATAATTGTAGTAATTGCAGCAGTACCGTATGGTATCATATCGCTATCGTACCAGGGCATGCTGGTGTTTTTTCCTACATTAATTAATCTCATTAATGTATCAACTGCCAGTGGAATATCTCTAGGATCTATGTCAGCTTTAATACCTTGGTCAATAAATTTATTTTTAAATTTAGTATACTCTTTCTGAGCATATTCAATTGCTTCAATAAATTCTAAACCGTTGTCCCCAAGAAATAAAGAACTATACATCACAGGGCTGGCATGTTGTACAACAGCACCTTGCCATGGTTTAATATTCAGATCTCTAAGATTATTTGTGCCAAGTACATTGCCAGTCATTCCATAATGGCTGGTGCTCATTGTTATCAAATGTTGTCGCAACTGTCCAAGAGTTAGTGATTCAAAATTTAAATTTTCTGCATTTTGATCAAGATTTGCTGGTAATTGGTAGTGTCCAATTGACGACGATGACTTGCTATAGATTAATATGTCAACTTTGCTTATAGGATCAATTGACAATAATGATCCATCAATTATTACAGCATATCGCCCACCATGTTTTACAATTTCATATTGTGTAGGATCAGTTATTGCATTGTCTACGTAGATCTTAACGTAAGGGATGGTTTTGCTTTCAGCTGGCAAAACATCAATTTCAAAATAATTAGTTAATCCATCAAACTCGTGTGTAATAATCTGATACTGTTTGGTTGGTTCGGCAAATTTAGTCCAAATATTTCTATAACGGAAACCACTTGAAGTTTGTTGCTTCAAGTACATTGTGTTAACATCTTTACTGAGTTCTAGTTTGTTTGATAGGTATTGAAAAGTTTCTGTATCGTAGTTGTTGACAAACTCAATATCTCCAACGTTCTGGAAATTCTTATAGCTCAGTGAAAATCCTAATTTAGGATCAGTTGGTCCGGTACCGGTTTTATATGAAAATAATTTTGTTCCAAAAAACTTACTACCAACATATACTGATGTATCAGTAGCAGAATACCCAGCTAGATCAAATATATCAAATAGCGGAGCCTGATTATAGTCTTCTTTTTGCTGTGATGGAATCCAGTTTGTTCCATCAAACCAATATTGATTATAAGTATTCACTCCAACTTGACGTTGTTTAATTGCAGATTGCCCAATTGTGGGCAATGCAATCAATACGGTATCATCTGCTTCGTATGTGTCAGGCGTAGGATCATCTGTTACGGTCTGTACCACATTCAGGCTTTCAATTTTTGCTAATGCCTTTGCACTTAAAGAAAAATTAGCTATCAACCCTTGAAAAACTGGTTGCACCTGATTTAATTGCACAAAGTATTCAAATGTTGCTGTACCTATTTGTACTATGCTTGTCCCGATTACTCGAGGAACTATTGCGCCGGTCGTAACACCACTACCATCAATGCCGTATTCACTGGTCACTGTCATTCCAATCACAATTCCATCAAGATCGTCTACCTGGATCAGATCAGTCCCAGTACTAGAAGTAACTTTTTCTACACTTGGAATAGCTGGTTCAATGGTAATAGTAGGTGCCGAAGTATATTCTGAGCCAGCATCTTCAATTTGTACTTTTAATAGTTTTGCTGAATTTAAATTTGCAGTAACTGATCCTTCGGTACTAAACAATAACGGAATGCCAGCAACGCTGTTTATTCGCTGTGATAACACAATAGCTTGATTAACAATATCAATTGATAATACTCGTAAGCCTGATGGTAAATTACCGGCTAGATCACGAACACTCATTCCAAATTGGATACCTTCAATTGAGTTTAAAAAAATTGTTTTGCTATCTGTTACTGGAGTTCTGACCAGATAGGTTGTTTTAGATTCCCCAATTGGATCACTTGTAGCATAGTATTCTTCTGTAAAGAATCTGCTTTTTGCAGTAAAAAGTATTTTAGACCCTGCAACCAATGGAATGGGCTCGCCATCGGCGTCAAGAGAAATAATATCTCCATCTAGGGTAATAATATTTTCATCAATTGATTGTACCTTTAAGACGGTGGCGTTAGTTAACTCTACATCCATATAGTTCAAGAAGTTGTCAGGGTCTGGCCCGGTGACTCCAGTACTTACATATGGAACTCGACTAAAATCTGTATATCTTGTGTTTTGATTTTCTTCTAGTACCAGCAGAGCAATCCACCCTGGCTTAACATAAAATATATCGTCGGCCGATGCAAATGTCAATAACCGTGTGTCATACAATGTATCGTCGGATATAGTAGCGACTACTGTGCTGATAATAGTAGACACTAGACTATTTTCAATTTGGTATCCGGCCCCTGGATTTACAATTTTGAAATAATCAAGTACATCATCATTCAATAGTGCAGTGGCAACCGGAGCAGTGCCGCCAGAATAGGTAAAAGAAAGAGATGGCGGAGTAAGGTATCCTGACCCGTGCTCAGTTATGTTAACTGCGTATATTGTTGTTCCAGTGCTCACTGGGATAGCTGTTGCTGTTTTACCAACAAACGCTAATGTAGTTCCAGCAAGTAAACTTACTTCACTGCTTAACTCTAACTGAGTTTCACTCAATACTTTGGTAACAGTTACTCCATATTCGATCGTAAACCCAGCTACATATCCGCCACTGACATAAGGACTATAATTTCGACCATCCAATGTGTTCTGCAATGCCGGGTCACTGTAAAGAACCAGTGTTAGTCTGTTGGTTACCCCGACCCAATATATACCACCGTTTAATTCAGATTCTGCAGATGCTAATACTCCGCGTATTACAATCTTATCACCATTTTCTAAGTTATGTGAAGAATCAGTGGTAATAATTACTGGGTTCCCTAGATTAATTGAAGCTATATTTGTTGGTGCAACTCCGCCAGTTATATACATGTCCTGACTGGCTACGGCTGTTGTATCAACTGTGACTACTGTGCTAAATCGTGATGTTTCGGTCACGGTAGCTGTAGTAGTACTGTCTGGTTTTGCAACCAAGGTTCTACCATTGCGCAGTACAGCAGAGTTACTCAATTGAAGAGTTACTCCATCAGTATTAATACCAGCAACTGTGGTTCCACGTGGAATACCTTCACCATAAACATTCCATCCGACGCTTATTCCAACTGTGCCTTGCACCCTAACGTTGCTGTCAGTGAATACAATGGTATTTGCATAAGTTTCTGTTAGTGTTACTCCAGCGGCACCAGCTGATTTAAAAACATATTTTCCACCATTGGTGATATTGGCTCTATTAGATAGTACAATTTTATTGTTGCCGGCAACAGTGCCAATTGTTGTTCCACCAGTGACTCCGGCAGCATATACCAATAGTCCGTTGCTTAATCCTGAGTTATTAACAAGATCAACTACGTTACTGGTGAATGTTGCTGTGTTTGCATAGGTAGTAGTGGCCTCTAGACTGTTCGGACTAGAGATGATTAGTGTAGGAGAAGTTCCTACCGCAGTTCCACCATCAACAACACGAATGTAATCAACATATTTGTATTTTGAAAATATTGCATCAACTTGTGCTTCTTCAGTATTACTTGTTTCAATATTGACCGACGGGTCTGCTATATAGTTAATCCCGCTATAATCTACCACAACATTGGCTACCGTAGTTGGTGACATTATTGCAGTACCAACAGCTTGTGTTGCACCGATGCTTGGAACAGGGCTCGCAAAAGTTATCTGTGGAACAAAATTATAAGCAGGTGATGTAGAATATCCAGTGCCTCCATTTACTAATGTAAATGCACTGATTGTTCCGCTATTTACTGTAAGATCAATTTGAGCTCCACTACCGTTGCCGCCGCCAACAAAAGTAGCAGTTGGTGTTCCTCTGTATCCGCTACCAAAATTTTCAAATGTTATATCTGTGATTGTACCAGTGACGCTGTCTACCGTTACATTAGCTGTTGCTGGAATATCAGGGTTGCCGCCTGCGAATACAACCTGAACATTTTCCACCAACTGCACATCAGACACATAATAGGTTGGAAGTAATTCAGTATTTTGAGATACTAAGTGAATTTGTGTTCTTTCTGCAATAGTAATAAACTCTACTTTGTAAATTTTATTTTTAACATTAGTGTCAGTATCGCCAGCAAAGATTATCCTTGTTCCAGCGGTCAGTGGACGAGTAATATTATTAGGCAGCTGTATAACATAACTTTCTTGTCCCTCTACTTGATTGAATGCATCGGTTACTGTGTAGTCCAAGATGTCAACTGGTGCTTTAGCACGTTGCCCATAGTTATACAAATATAAGTCAGGTTCAAATTCAATAATTGGTCTTGAGCCACGTGTTGCAACTGTTTCTAAAATAGTTGGATCGTTATTATACCCAGCCGCTAAATTAATTAGTTCGCTGTGGAACCAACGATTACTGCGGCTCCAGGCATTCAAGTCTTGGCTTCCACGACTTACAGTTAAGTAGTCTGGGGTAGATAGTTGATCTGCTAATGCATACTCTTCAGGTACCACAAGATTGCCAATGCTAACCAGGCGTATGCTTTTACCAACTCCTTCAACAATGTACACATTGTTGGTATATGCAACTGGAGTTACTGTGTTATCAAATCTAATTTTTAACCCATTGGTAAACTTAACTCCATTGAGACTGGTATAGTTTTTCTTGCCAATGATTTCAATGGTCACATCAATTTGTGCTGCACCTGGTTCAACTAACTTAAATGATCCAGCAAATTCATTGCTTACACCATCTTGATAGTACAGCTCAGTCAACGGAGCAGTGATTGGCCTGATTAGTTCCCAAAATCCTTCAGAGTTTTTTAGATATTCAACTCCAGCATTTTTATTGCCACCTTTGATATAAACTTTTTTGCCTATATCAACTTCTTGCAATGACTCAAATCTAATCAATGAATCGTTAAGTATCCTGATTCTAAAAATTCCGTATCGAAGTGCAGGGTCTAATAAACTTCCTGCTTCAAACGGATATAGGTATTCTGGATCTTGGTCAAATAGATCAAAATCAAATACGCCTTTGTCTGTCCAGTCGTCGTGTTCAACTGTTGGTGTTAAAAAAATCACTGTCCGACCGTTAAGAGCAACCGACGAAGATCCATCAATACCACCTGATTTTTTTATAATTGATAGCAAATGATTTTGCACCTGAGCATAGGTTAGTGTAGTAGCGTAATCAACTTCTGCCACACGCTCTGCAAGACGAGCAGTATCCTGTGCAGTTGATGCCGGAACATTAAAAGTTATTGTACCAAAGTCATCGCCGTTATTAGCTACGCCAAACACTGACCTTATTTGAACTTCTGCCGCAGACGAACGAGAGCCAGTGGCGCCCGGTGCTGTTTGTATCCAGAACGGATATCCAAGCTGATTGAGTCTAAATGTATATGTTGTTCCTTTAACCAGGGTAACAATAGGATTTACATCACCGCCATATCCTGTTATGGTATATGCTTGACGGGTGCTATCTCTGACCACAATAAAATCTAAAACACTGATATTGCTATTTGCACTAACTGCAACTTCAGGTGGGCCGTCGGGCAACCAGTAGTATTGATTAAAGTTAACAAACTTATCAAAATCAAACATACCATTGAAATTATAGCTTTCCCCTTGAAATAGGCGGCTATGATCATTTGTCAATCCTCCGTAGTATTTGATTTTTTGCAGTAGGTCAACATAGTTGGAATAGAATAACACTGATTTTGTTGCATCAGTATCTTGTACTATTAAACTTGGCTCAAGTTGATAGTTTTGTCTGTCGGCAGAAGGTTCTTCAACGTACTTGTCGCCTGCACGATAATTAGGAGCAAATTTTCTTCCAATGTATCCGTCGATTCGTTTGAAATCTGGTTCAGAGATCAGCTGATCGACTGTTGCAGCAAGAAATTTTCTGTTTGCGTCAGATTTGAAAATTTCTGGCAGGAAATTGATACTTTTTATTGCAGCCATATATGTTATTCTCTCAATGTCTATCTAGTATTTAAGGTCTTAAAAATCACAGGAGTTGTACAGACGTAATAGCAGAAATTATTTCTACATTATCCACGGTAGCGGCACTGGCAACTATTTCGTCTGGTTCAACATTGATTTGATATAGGTTACCAAATGACAGACCAGTACTGGTCGGAACAATGATGATGCTGGAAATTTTTGGAGTCAGTGAGCTATGCAGATATGCGCTTAACTCGCTGAAAAAGAATGTTTCACCAAAGTCCCAATTGGCAATGTCAAAGTATTTGTTGACAGCAGAAATAACTGCTATTTTTACGTCGTTGTCACTGATCACAACGTTAGGATTTTTTACCACTTTAAATGTAGCACGAAGCACTGGATCTGCTTTTGCACCAAACAATGGTTTAAACCTTGCACTTGAATGTATCAGGCTATCGCTGATGGCTTTGTAATTTTCAAGCTCACCATACTCTAATTGCAGATCTTCGGTTGTGGGAATTGCAGGCTGCACGGTCTTTCCTGATGTATCTTGTATCCAGGCCTGATAATCAGCTGCATACTGTTTGGTCAAAATAAACAGATCGATGATATTATTTGGGCTAGGATCGATTCGACGGTTGGCCGGACTGGTGTGTCTATATTGGAAGTACAAATCTTGTCGACCCGGTAACAACCGATAAAATTCACCGTTTGCCGACGAAGTTAATGTTCTAGTCGGTATACCTTGCACTGTTGCAACAACCAGACTATAAAATAAGTTTTCGCCGTATGCATAAAAAACTTGTCCATTGTCGTACTGATTATAAACCGCAACAATATCTGTTTGTGAAGCAAATGCTGTTTCAACTATGCCATCATTGACAACGCTGTACTGAATATAATTATTGCTGTTATAACTCTTCTCAAAAAATATTTTTTTATTTTGAATATTCACAGCCGGTGCTACAATTTCATCAAATAGATCAGGGTTGTCGGGAACCCCATCTCGGTTACTGTCTGGAAATTGCAATAATATCTTACTGGTATTTTCGTACCCATCTGCATCTATTATCATCCTATAGATGAAATAAATTTTATCATCGTATATTGGACCAGTGCTGTCCGCGGCAGAGTTTGATCTTAGGATTTTAATTTGATCGCTTATTACCTGTGCAGATTTTGGATCGTAGACCCTGGCCTTAGGATCAAAGTAAAACTTTGTTTCTCTTTTGCTTTCAAATATGTAATTTGTTTGGCGATAGTAGATCTTGTATCCAAATGCACCACTAACAAATGTAATTATCCAACTACTGTCTAAACTACTTGCAGTAGTATTACCCGAAGTAGCTTCATTGTATTCAGAATTCACTATGCCATTACCAAGCAATGTACTCAATATTTGTGTTAGTTTTAAATTTTGCGGCTGAATTACTGCCCAGGTTTGATTTAATTGATCAAACCTAAGACCAAAGTTTTTTCTTCCATTCACTAATGTTGCAGTTGTTCTAAGAACATCAATTGGAACAGTGTTATAAAACTTAGGAATAATTTCTTCAATACATGCCCCGTCGGGAATAAAAGTGCTAAGGGTAATAGGACCTTCGACATTGTTTTTTATGATGCCGCCATTTGTACCATCACCGTTTACTTTTACAACAGTGGCATAGATATAGGTACGGTCACCAGTTTTGTTAGGAGCACCGGACTGGATATCGTTTGATTTATCAAAATATTTAGGAGTTGTTAAAATCTCAGCTGATGCCTTAAATTTTATAATTGTACCTTTTTGTATAAATCGCATTGCATTTGATGATGCAGTTCCAGTTTTTAGTGGTGTTGCAAATGTTCCGGTTAATGTTGCCGCATTGTAGTTCACACTGGTTGCAAAAAATCCTGTAGACTGATTGGTCCCTGTTGTGAGCTGGGTCCAGGCTGCATCAAAAATTGTTCCATTGACTGTGATATCTCTTGTGGTGTATCGAGGTAACTTATCGTATATCAGTTGACTGAACGGTACAAAATTATCTATCAATAAAGAATTATTGATCACTTCAGACAGACTACCCACAATGTCACCAGAGGTTGGCGGAATATAGTCTTGCGCTTCGATTGTTTCTTGTTTGTACAAAACTCCGTCTTCGCCAAAGATATTAGTACTAGAGTATTTTCCAGTTACATCAATGGTATCAAGATATCTACTTACGCCACTGCTGTTACGATTAGTGGCTTTGATTTTTAGTATACTGCTAAACTTAGTAAATGGTAGAATATTATAATCTTCTCCAGTTACCATACGGTTCTGTGTATAGTACTGTTGCGGTGCTTTGGTTTTGATCTCTTCTAGGGTTTCCCTAGTGTTGGCATTGTTTACAGTATAGCGTAGGCTTGCTTTGATAGTCAGGGTTTCAGCACGACCATTACGACTTACGTAGGTAATTGGAACTGTTACATTTTGCATTTCTTCAGGATTAATTTTATAGTTAAATCCATTGCTGGTCCTATAGAACAATCTAAATGTACCAATTGGTATGTTTGCAAATGCACCATCACCAAACACTAGATCAATTTGATCATTTGCTCTGGTGTTCACCTGAAAAATATTTCTTTCAACCGCAGTGTTATAGATAACGTTAAACCCTGCCACGTTAGGAACTTCTGACCATTTGTCACTGGGAGTGCCTGCGCTGTCTAGTTTGAACAGCCAAAGGTCTGTGTTATTGATATTGTCAACATTAATAGATACTATCCTGTTAGGAAGACTATCAGACACAGTGAAGTCAATTGTGTTTATATCACCTTGTTTAAAATACACAAACCACCCGGTGTTGTTGCTGTTGTTTCCTAGGTTATCATTACGATACAGGAAATTAAATATTTTACTAGGGTTAGGATCTTTTTCGTATAGATACTCTTGGTTGACGCTGGTAGCAGAAACGATTTCAAAATTCATTGCAGTACCTTCGATGTTCTGCTGGAACTTAAAGGCTGGAATAATGTTAGGTAATAGATTTGCGCTGTACTCTTCGGTCCTAGCACCTGCAATGGTTTTTGTATTGCCTGGCTTACCAACAACTTGACTATCAATCATTGCGCTATTTAAAATAATTGCAAACTGCTCTTGCCAGTTGTCGTTTCCTGAGTCATTCCAAAATATAGAAATATTGCTGAGATTCAGACCATTGCTATCAAATATATTTTCGCTTGAGCTTATGCTGTCAAATTTTAATAGCCCGCTTGCACCAATATTTCTTTTAGGGTTATAGCTGATCAGTCGCGCAAGTTTCAACACACTGTCCCGACGTTCTGCGGTGTCTAGGAAATTTTCACGAGCATTCAAATCAGTGCGAAATGCTAGGCTTTGCCCTAGGAACGCAATTAAATCAATGAGTGCTACATACTCACTGCTCTCTAAAAAATCGTTAAAATCTTCTGGATAGTAGGTGCGCAGATAGTCAATCATGCTTTTGCGCAGAGTTTCAAAGTCGTAGCTTTGAAAATCAGCGTTTTGAAAGCTCTGATAGACTTTTTTCCAGTCTTGCTGTATTAGTAAATTTGTTTGTCTTGTGGTAGCAGCCATGTGAATTTATCCATTTCAATGTATTTATTCACTGGCAAAATATGGTGTTTTAATTGTTGCTGGCGCCGTACACGCCTTGCGATAGTGTGCGGCTATCTCGATCAAAATTAAAGGAAAGTGTGGTAGTTTTATTTTCAACCAAGTACGTTAAAGTAATGGTAATTTGAATACCAGATTGAAATTCATCTAGCTGTATAGTGTCTACTGCAATTCGTGGGTCATATGTAACTATACGTTTTACATCGTTAGTAATGGCCTTGCGCACAGAATCAGTAAACGGTTCAAATAACATACCCCAGATAATAGTGCCAAACTCTGGGTTCATCAACTTTTCACCTTTACGTATGTTAAAGTGATTGAATATATCCTGTTGAACCAATTCAAAGTCTGTCACTTTAAATTTTTTCAACCTGTTGTATGTGCTAAAACCGTTGTACATTGCCATAGTTAGTTATTTATTCGTTATGATTTAGAGGCCAAGACGTCAATTGCGTATCGACCAAGTGCAAAAAAATATGTCCCTGTGAACCCGTTTATGTTCTGGCCACCACCAGTTTCGCGCCAGCGTTTTGCACCTGGATTTTTTTCTGTCCCAACCCCTGTACCTAGTATGTGTGCCACACAAAGCATGCCTGCAATAGTGCATAGATTGTCCATGGATTTTATAGCACCATTATTGTTCATAGTTTCGTAGTGCTTGGTTAATAATCTGTACATGGCTTTTTCCTGGATTCCTGTGCTACTACTCCAGGTTTGCAAATTATCAACTCCATCTAGTCCCGACCATGCTCCGTCTTTTGTGATAGTGGAGCGACCGTATAGAGCATAATAGTCTGATTTCACATAGCCTAGTGATGTTAGAATATCAGCATCAAGTTGATATTTTCCAGCTTGCTGAGCTCCACTAACAAAGGTATAACTAAATCCGCTCACTGCCTTGCCAATCACAGTCATAACTGCTTTTGTGCGCAGCTGGTTTAGTCTTCCTACTCCACCAGGTGGAGCTGGGTTGCTTTCACTGACCAACAGACTTTTTGGTATATCTTTTCCAATATAGAGTCCTTGCGACCTTGCACTTTGTGGACCTGGATCTAGTTGCTCTTCTCCTGACGTTCTATAGCTACCATCAGCAGTTAACACCGGGTATCCAGCACTGTTGCGTACCACATTGCTGGGCACACACTC